CAGGGCCTCCCCCGAGCCGGCGAACGTTTCCGCGTACTATTTTCGAGATATCAACACCAGTAAAGAAAAGCTATCGGAGAAATTTTTAATAGGAAACCGAGGCATCTCGAAGCAAGGGCGAAGCCCGAGCGGAGGGATGCGTTTCCTATTAAAATTTTCGGAGAGAGGTTTTGTTTACGGGATAATGCCAGGCAGTACTGTAAGAGCAGAGCTCTTCCCGCTGCGCGGGTGCAAAGATATATATAAGTAAATGGCCACTGAAAAGACGTAAGATGTTGAAAAGATTAGAAATAAGTGTTTTGATTTGTACCACCGGGGCGGCACATCCGTACCACGGGGGTGGTACAAATCGCATGTTTGTACCACTCAAGGTTGACAGTTGTACCACGTCGGCGTATAAATCGGGACAAACGTACCAATAACAGAGGACAAACAGATGGAAGACCATGATGTGAATAACGACTGGCAGCTGATCAACAAGCACACCGGTGAGATCAGAGATATCGTACTGTTCGACTCCGGCAAGCGAGAACGCTGGGACAAGGTGTACGCCAGGAGCCTGGCAGATGTGCTGGAGCTCGCCGGGGATGAAAAGACCCGGGTGCTGGCGCTGATGCTGAGGAAGAAAGATCAGCAAAACCGCATCCTGATGACGGTGCGCGAGATGGCAGCTGAGTGTGACGTGTCGAAAACGACCGTGAGCAACCTGCTGATACTGCTGCAGAAGCACAACCACATTCACAAGATCAAGAATGGGCAGTACAGGTTCTCACCACATATCATTCAGCCGGGCAAGAGCTGGCAAGGAGCCGCGGTGTACCGGTCCTGGCAGGATGAGAACAAGAAAGCTGATTGATCAATAACGCAAAAGTGAGGTGAATACCGTGGAATGTGACAAAAAGATCAAAGCCCTCCTCTACGAGGTGTCTTTGTACCTGGCTGAGAACAAGCACGACTATGAGGCCCGCGAGCTGCACGAGAAAGTGTCTCGAGCCATGGATAACGCTGACTTCGAAGAGGGGAGAGTCGCGGCGGCGGCGGCCCATGAGAAAGAAGCACTAGCAAAAGTTAGTAACTTTAAGTAGACTGACGGAAATTCAACCCAAAGAGGTGATGATGAGTACCAAGACCATAGAGACCTACCTGAAGGTTTCAGACTCCAGAGCGCTCGACGTGCTGTTCTGGCTTCTGCACAATCGGGATGAGGACAATATCATAAACACGACCCTGGACGCGGTGGCCGCTGAGTGCGAAGTCACCAAAGTTACAGTAAATCGCGTTTTCCAGAAACTTTACGACCGCAACTTCCTGAAAAAGATCAGAAATGGGAAGTACCAACTGGAGAATATATGATGGTGAAGCTTCCAAAAATGTCCCGTAAGGACAAAATCCTATTCTGGTACAACTTGCAGCTGGTGAAACTGGCTGCCTGGATACTGCGTACCAGGAAAGACAGATTCTACTTAGATTTCGGCATGCCGTTATATCGAAAGTCCATGCTGTTTGAGCTTGAACATAGGGCATTTACTGAAACTGAGCTGTACGCTACTCAGCTGCAAGAAGATTACGAGTTGGATAACGAATACGTCAGATGAGTTTCTTCCAGCGCCAGGACATCGGCCGGCTGTACGTGATCAAGATGGTTCTACCAGATGGAACGATCGTTCACAAAATCGGCATGACACATTCCAGCAGGTCTGTTGACCGGATGCTGGAAATTTTGCGTTCCTGGTTCATGAGCTTCCGCTTCGTGCCCCACTCAGAGCTCCGCCTGGACATGGAGTCCCAGGAGCCGGCCAAATTAGAGTCTCACATCCACTCAATTCTGAAACACAAACAATTTATACCGCAACACAAGGTAACCGGCGGTACAGAGATGTTCGTGGAGCTGAATGAAGCGCGTGTGCTACACTACATTCGGGCTTGCGAGAAGCAACCCACCGGAACTTTGCCTGAGCTCACTGAAGATGAGTGCGAAGTAATCTGTCAACTGCTTACACGGTAGATCCCATGACCGCCAACAAAGAACTATCACTTGAAGTCGTCTCCTCCCAGCTCTCTCCGAAGCAGCGCCTGCTCGTCAACGAAGAGACCCTCGAGGAGATCAATAAATTAGCGACCGACCCGGACTACGGGGAGGAATTCCTGGACTCGTACCTGACGCACCTGAACATCCTGAAGGAAGCGAAGAATGCCAATCACCGTCAGTACCTGAATGCCATCAAATTCTTCACCCTGGTCGAGGCCGGCAACAGCCTGACCGATGCCTACATCAAAGTCTTCCCGGAGCGCTTCGACGCACGCAGGAAGAACCATGAGCCCGGGGAGGACAAGAAGGACATCATGCGATCGGAGGCGAGCCGGTTCAATCGATCGGTGATCGTCAACGAGATCCGGAAAGTTGCCATGATACCGGTCCAGCTCATCCACCGGCACCTGCTGCATGAAGCGATACTGGAGCAGGCGAAGCTGATGAAAGACGCACGCAGCGAGATGGTGAAGCAACGTGCCGGCGCCACTCTGATCCAGGAGCTCAAGCCGGTGGAAGATGCCACTCTGAACGTGAAGGTCGACGACCAGTCCGGCTCGGCGATCAAGGATCTACGGGAGGCCGCGATTGCGCTGGCAGCCAGGGAACGTGAGGCGGTATTGGCCGGCGTCCCGCTGAGCCAGATTGCTGAATCAGACATCATCGATGTCACCCCGGAACCGGTCGACGAACCGGCACCAGAACCGGTTGAGGCGGAAAAGAAACCGGCACCGAAACCAGGGAAATGGAGTCTTAAGTGACAGATCTCGTAGTTCCAAGTCAGGAAATAATCCTGCCTGGCAGTGACCTGGTCATACCGGATCTGGATATCGTCCAGACACCGGACGGGGTGGATCTCGACGAGCAGCTGAATCACGTAGATTACACCTACTTCAATACGGACTATGTGCCCAGCCAGTTTGCGATGGAGTTTGTCGGCTTCATCAAGATGGTCAACGGATCCATGGGTGAGGAGAATAAGTCTCCCATCATCCACTACGACATGCTCGACCAGATCGATGCTGAGGATGAAAGCCTGTTCGTCTCCTTCCGTGGGTCTGCAAAGACCACCGCACTGCATGAGTACATGATACTTTACATTGCTACTTATGGAGGAACCCCGAGGTTTGGTACCGTGAACGTTGGCATCTATGTCAGCGACACGATCGACAACGGTGTAAAATCCATGAGGAACCAGCTGCAATTCCGCTGGGAAAACAGTGACTTTCTGCAGTACTATATACCAGATACGAGGTTCACTGATGTCAGATGGGAATTCGAGAATAGAGACAAGAAAAAGTGTTGCTTCCGCGGGTTCGGTGCTTCCACCGGCGTGCGTGGATTCAAGGAGTACGGCGAGCGCCCTACCTGGTGTGGCTTTGACGATCTTATGTCTGATAAGAATGCTGAATCTCCCACCATCACTCGAGACATCAAGAACGTTGTCTATAAAGCGGCAAGGCAGGCGCTGCATCCGGCGAAGCGTATGCAAATTTGGACTGGCACTCCGTTTAATAAGTCGGATCCGCTTTATGAGGCTGCCGGCAGTGGAGCATGGAATACCAGGGTCTATCCTATCTGCGAAAAGTTCCCGTGCCGGAGAGAAGAATTCAAAGGCGCCTGGGAAGACCGCTTCCCTTATGACTTCGTAGCCAAAGAGTATGCTAAATTGCTCAAGGCCGGAGAAATCAGTTCATTTAACCAGGAGCTCATGTTGAGAATCGCAAGCGACGAAGACAGGTTGGTCGATGACCACGACCTGGTCTGGTACAACCGGAGTAAGGTCCTGCGTAACCGCAGCCGTTACAATTTTTACATTACCTCTGACCTTGGCACTTCGGACGGCAAGAAGAACGACTTCAGCGTGATCATTGTCTGGGCCTACACCAACAATGGTGACTGGCTCCTCGTGGATGGCGTATGTAAGCGCCAGCTTATGGACAAGAACATCGATGATCTGTTTAAATTTGCCGCTATCTACCGGCCGTTGGGCGTGGGCATCGAAATCAATGGGCAGCAGAAGGGATTCATTTCCTGGATCAAGGATCAGATGATTACCAGGAACACATTCTTCAACCTGACCCGCCAGGCCGGCAGTAACCAGGAAGGGATCCGCCGCACTGGTGATAAGATATCCCACTTCAAGCTGGTTGTGCCAACCATCAAGGCCAAGAAGCTTTGGCTGCCTGATGAGATGAAAACGCACGAGCTGGTCGTGGAATTGGTCGAGGAATTGCGCTTTGCAACTGAAGAAGGCTTCAAATCGAAGCATGACGATGTGGGTGATGCCGTATCGATGCTGATCGAGATGCAGCCATTCAAGCCCAGCGCTGAAACCACGAATGAGTACGTGTCAAACGAGGAAGGCACCTTTGCCTGGCATTCGGATGACGATGATGATGATATCTATCAGAACAGCACCGTTTTCTGATAAGATTTCGGAAACCCGGAGATTTTCATGAATATTAGCGAAGCAGTAGATTTACTGGCCGAGTCAGAGCTCAAGCAGCTGAAGGTCAAGGAAAACAAGAAGGCCGTTATGGGCTTTATCAACTTTGGTATCCTGGAGCTGTACAAGCGATTTGTCTTGTGGCAGGGCGAGGCTATCCTGACCATGGCTGACGGTGTCACCGAGTACAAGCTCGATGGTATCGATGCCAATGTGTCGATCGATCTGAGTGACAACACCTTCCTCCACCTAGACGAGGTGTACGACGAGGATGGTGAAAGTCTGTCGATCAATGACGAGTCCGACCCCATGGGTGTGGCTACGCCAAGATGGAATGTGGTGGAAATTCCCCCAGTAGGTCTCACGGTCGGAGCGGAGCTCAGCCTGATCTATCGTGCGGCGCCGAAGTTCCTGACGCACGAGAAACAGGAAATACCTCTGCCTCCGCAGATGTTCGAAGCGCTCTTCCTGTATGTTGGCTTCCGTGGCCACAGCGG